GGCTGCCAGGAAGAAGCGCGCGGCGAAAGCTGAAACTCCGCCGCCGCAGAAGTGGACGTGGGTGGACGGGCACTGGTGCCTGACCCAGACCGATGCCGCCGAGTGGGTCGGGGTTTCGGTGACGATGTTCCGGCGCTACGAGATAAATCAGCTGGTCAAGCGCGGTCGGACGGTGTTCTACGCCGAGTCAGAGCTGAAATCGCTGATCCGGAAGATCGAGTACCAGAAGGGTTATCGGGCCGGCCAGGCGTCGACGCCGAAGGATGAGGCAGACATCATGGTTGCCCAGGCGCGCGCTCAGCTTCGGCTGACCGAAGAGCAGGGCGAGACGGCGGCACTCAAGAATGCGCAGTTGCGCCGGGAACTGATTCCGGTCCAGGTGGTTTCGATGGTGCTGGCGAAGATCGGCTCGCAGATATCCGGCGCGCTGGATCCGCTGGCCGGCCAGCTCAAGCGCCGCATTCCGTCGATGACTACAGCAGACACCCACGTTGTGAAGGAGCAGGTCGCCAAATGCAAAAATCTCGCGGCGTCTGCCAGCATCGATGACTGGGATGCCCTCGATCCCGAAGGGGATGCGCCAGTCGATTGAATCGGCGATTTCCATGGGCCTGCGCACGATGCGCACCCCGGAGCCGCTGCGCTGCGACCAGTGGATCGAGCGGCATTTCTATCTGAGCCCGGAGGCCAGCTACGAGGAAGGCCCGATGCGGCTGTACTCGTTTCAGCGTGGCATCGCCCAGCTGATGGGCAACGAGGAAATCGAGGAACTCTGGTTTCGCAAGTCCGCGCGCGTCGGGTACACCAAGTTGCTGGTCGCGGCCACGCAGTACGCGATCGAGCACCGTCGCCGGAATGTCGGCATCTGGCTGCCCAGCGATGAAGCCCGCGACCGGCTGACCAAGCAGGATATCGACCCGGCCATCCGGGACAACCCGGCCATCCGGCGTATATTTCCCTGGTTCGAGAAGAAGGCCAAGCAGAACACGCTGGCGCTCAAGCAGTTCGTCGGTGCCGCGCTTCACCTGCTGGGTGGCAAGGCGGCGAAGAATTTTCGCGCCATCAGCGTGGACGTGGCCGTGCTCGACGAATTGGACGCCTTCGACCAGAACATCGAGCGCGAGGGCCCGCCGGTCGCGCTGGCCTGGCGTCGCGCAGAGGGGTCGAACTTCAAGAAATTGATCGTCGGCTCGTCGCCGGCACTGAAAGGCATCTCCATGATCGAGCCGGGCGAAGAATCGTGCGAGGTGCGGTTGCGCTGGCACATTCCCTGCCCGCACTGCGGTCACGAGCAGCCGCTGCAATGGGGCGGCGCCGATGCCGACTACGGCTTCAAGTGGGAGGGTCGAACCTACGCTGAAGCGGCCAGCACCATTCACTACCGGTGTGAGGCCTGCAAGGGCTCGATCACCGAACAGCAGTGCCGCGACCAGGCCGCCAAGGCCGGGCGGTGGATGGCCGAAGACGGCTCGATCTGGCTCGACGAAGACACCGGCCTGTTCCGCAACGACAAGGGCGACGTCGTCGACACGCCGCGCCGAATCGGCATCCATGTCTGGTCGGCGATGAACGACCGGGTGCCCTGGTCGAAGATCGTCGGCGAATGGCTGGACGCGCAGCGCAACCGGGAAAATTTGCAGTCGTTCGTCAACCTCACGCTCGGCGAGACGTGGGAAGAAGAAGGCGTTACGAACTTCGATTACGAGGTGCTGCATCGCACCCGCCGCGAGCATTACGAAGCGGAGGTGCCCGAAGGCGTGGTCGCCATCACCTTCGGGGTGGACACACAGGACGACCGCTTCGAAATCCAGTGGGATGGCTGGGGCGCATACGAGGAACGCTGGAGCCTGGACTACCAGGTGATTAACGGCGACCCGAGCAAACCGACCGTATGGCAACGCCTGCGCGAAGTGCTGCAGCGCCAGTTCCGCAAGGCTGATGGCACGCTGCACGAACCCATCCTCGGCTGCATGGACTACGGCGGTCACTACTCGCGAGAGGTCGCCGAGCTCAGCCGCGACATCGGCGTGTTCTATCTCATACCCATTGTCGGCTCTGCCCAGCACAACAAGCCGATCGTGAACTGGCCGAAGAAGCGCGGCAAGTACGGCGCCTATCTGGTCACCGTCGGCACCGATACCGGCAAGACGCTGATGCAGCGCCGCATGCTCATCGACGAGCCCGGCCCCGGTTTCTGGCACTGGCCGCGCACCGATGCATTCGGCAAGGAATACTTCAAGCAGCTCACGGCCGAAGAAATGCGGCCCAAGCACACGCCCAGCGGCCGGCGCATGGTTTGGCAAATGCGCAAGGGCCGCACCCGGAACGAGCCGTGGGATTGCAGCAACTATGCACTTGCCGCGATCCGAATCGCACAGGAGCGCATGGGCATCGCCCTGGACAATCCGGACAGCGTGCCGGCGAAATCGAACCGCGTCGACGCATCGCGCCCGCGGAAATCACTTGCCGAACTGGCGAAGGAACTCAACGATGGTTGACCAGGCTGCCCTTCAGACCGAGCTCGACGAACTCTACGTCGCCCGCCGCAAGCTGCTGACTGGCTCCAAGTTGGAGAGCGGCGGTCACGGCGACCGTCGGTTTTCCTACACCCCGGCAAACATCGATCGCCTTGAAGCCCGGATCCGCAGCCTCGAATCGCAGCTCGGCATCAACACCGCGCGCGCGCGCCGGCCGATCGGGATCAGCCACTGATGCTCGACGCCCTGCGAAAATCAGTGTCCGGGCTCATCGGCGGCGGGACACAGCCACAGGCATCTGCCCACGGCAGCGAAGACCGCACCGACCAGACCCTTGCGCGCTGGATGCCCATGCTTCAGTCGCCGGACGACGAAGCCATCGAGGGCTGGGAGACCAGCGTCGGCCGCCTGCGCGAACTGATCCGTGAGAACGGCATCACCAGCGGCCTGGTTCAGACGCAGCTCGACAGCGTCATCGGCCCCGACCTGATGCTGGTGCCCAAGCCCGACTACCGCTATCTCAGGCTCAGCGCCGAATGGGCGCGCGAATTCTCTGCCGAAGTGCAGACCAAATGGCGCTCATACGCCTACGATCCCGAGCACCGCATCCACGCCAGTCGGGTGCTGGATTTCCCCGGCCTGCTTCGCCAGGGCTACCGCTCGCGCATGATGAGCGGTGAGATTGTAGCGACCGCTGAATGGATCGAGCGCAGCAATTGGCCATATCGCACGGCCGTACAGCCGATCGATCCGGAGCGCGTCAGCACGCCGGCCGGCAAGATCGACGACCCGGGCCTGCGCCACGGCATCGTCAAGGATCGCTTCGGCGCACCGGTCGGCGCGTTCATTCGCAGCGCGCACCCGAATGACTCGACCAACCTGCGCGGTCAGTTCCGGTGGCGCTTTGTGCGGCGCGAAACCGAATTCGGCCGGCTGCAGCTCATTCATATATTCGACCAGGAGCGTCCCAGCCAATCGCGTGGACGCACCGGTCTGCTTTCGGGCATCAAGCAAATCAAGATGCTCGAGCGCTGGCAGTCCACGGCCATGCAGGCGGCCATCATCAACAGCATGTACGCCGCCGTCATCGAGTCCAGCGTCGATCACCCGGAGGTCATGGCCGCGCTGGGCGCGCAAAGCGAAAGCGCGCTGTCGGCCTACCTGACCGACGCGCTGGAATATCACAGCGGCACCGACAAGGTCAAATTCGACGGCAGCAAAATCGCCCACCTGTTCCCGGGCGAAAAGCTCAACATGACCAGCGTCAAGCAGCCGGTCGCCGCCTTCGAACAGTTCGAGCGCGCCGCGCTGCGCCACATCGCCGCGGCCACCAACACTAGCTACGAGCAGCTCAGCAAGGACTACACCAACACGACCTTCAGCAGCGCCCGGGCCAGCATGCTCGAGGCCTGGAAATTCGTGCTGTCCGAGCGCTACCACGTGGCCAACCGCTACGCGTCCATCATCTACACGCTCTGGCTGGAAGACGCCATCAGCTCCGGCGAAATCCAGGTGCCCGGCGGCTTCGGCGCATTCATGGCGCCCGGTGCCAAGCGCGCGTTCACGCAAGCAAAGTGGATCGGCCCCGGCCGCGAAGAGATCGACCCGGTCAAGCGCGCCAACGCCACCGGCATCGACATCAGCCTCGGGCTCACCAGCCACGAAGAAGAAGCCGCCGAGCGCGGCCGGCACCTCGAGGAAATCATCGACGAGCAGGTCGCGCTGTACCAGAACTACCTGGCCAAGGGCGTGCCCGAAGAAACCGCGCGCCGGCTGGTCTGGGGTTCTGAGAACGTCAAGTTCGAGGATTCGGACATGGTCGAAGAAGAGCGCCGCGAAAACGCCGAGCGCACCAACACCGGAGGCAACGACGAATGACCGAAACCGATACCACCAACCGGATCGTCCTGCCCGGATCAGACGGCAACGGCAAGAGCGCCCGGCAAGGTCTTTCCATCCCGCACATCGCCGCGCGCTTCTTCGACACTCCGCTGCTCATCCAGCCGGACAAGGTCAACGCGCTGGCATGGGCCATGCGCGACAAGATGGGCCTCAGCCTCGA